GGCAGCGGATTGCCGCGAGGATCACGACCACCACCACGCAGAACAACCACGTCGCACTTCCACCAGCCCGGTAAAGAGGAAACTGGGAACAAGGAAATTAAACCCATGTCTCACCCTCTGCCGCACGCAACCCGACAGGACGAGTGGAGCCACCGAGCAGGTCAACCGTGAATGACTCCTCATCCAAACCCAGCAGACGGCGATGCATTTTCCTGAAATACAGGTCTTCGCCAGGATTCGAGAATTGCATCGTCTGACTGAACGGGCCGGTGCTGTTCGTGAACTGAGATACCCCGTGAGGCACTTCAGCGGTATTCATGGAATTTCTCACCATGTCACACACCACGAAAGTTACAACCTCACGGAGCACCTCATCATCTGAAATTTCATCGTCAATACTCGGTTTGAGGCGACGAATCAACAGACTCGACGTAGCGATTCGACGTTCGGCAGTTTCCTTCTCATCAGGTGACAGTGGACGCCATTCAGCTTCCAAATCTTCGATAGTTGCGAAAGGCTCCACAGCACACCTCCACTATTCTGATTCCTTCTGAGCCATCACAGGCTCCTTTTAAAATGATCAGGAAAATGAGCCCCCGTTACCAAGCGTTTAGTAGCTTGGAAGGTAACGGGCTGTTATTCCCCCGAACCACCAGCAGCATCTGCTTCTGTGATCTTCACGAAGTGTTCTTCGGAGTCCAGGAGGAACCCGTATTCAGCTTCAGTACGGATCGCTACAAGGTTGTTCTCCCACAAGGACACAAGCTGGCCGTCAATGGTCACGGTGGCCTGAGTGGAAACGTCATAGCTGATACCCGAGGCAACACCCCAGATAGCTTTAGACCAGTCACCAGCGAACCCAACCACGTTATCGCGGCCAATGTCCTCAGAGAACACAGCAGGACGACGCAGCAGACGACCAGAGTCCAGCGAGGTGCCAGCATAAGGGGACTCAACAAACAATGGACGGCCATTCAGGTCCACAGCACTATTCAGGACAGGCTCAGTGGTGTCATCAAGTACCCAACCGGTGAGTTTGCGCTTATCGTCCACCAGGACTTGCAGCGCCCCGTTCAGGTCAGCGTAGATCCCACCGTCAGCCTGAGCAGCAGTACCCAGGGCAACAGACTTCGTAGTGTCGGCAATAGACTTGTCAAATGGACCAGTCCCAGTACCATCGCCACCGATACCCCACAGAGCAGCGTAGTCAAACGCTACCGCGAAGGCTTCCGCGATCTGCTCACGGTACAGGTTGATGTAGTTACCAGGGTTAGCGCGAACAACCTCAGCGGATGCCACAGTGATCGCGGCGATCTTATGAGGCTTGAACGAGCGCAAACCGATCTCACCTTGAGAGCTTGGTTTCCGGCCCCCTTCATCTACCCAGTTTGCGGTAGGTTTTGAAACAACCTGACGGAATTCAACACCGTTAGGCCCGACTGGAACCTGACGGGCCAGAGACTGCACAGCAGACTGTTTCGACGCGGCAGCAAAGTAATCTTGAGCCTGGTCTGGTTTGATAAAACCGGAAAAATCACCGGTAAGAGTTGGCGTAGTTTGTGCCATTATGATCTTCTCCTTAGATCCCTAGAGCTTTACGGAGCGAGGATTCAATACCGTCTCCGTTCAGAGGAAGCGCCGTAGGTGCCCCACCTTCAGCGGGAATCACATACGATGCTTGTTCCGCCCCTTGTCTTTGGGTGGCGGAATCAATGAGTGCTTTGACCTTTTCGGCGGAAGCCGCTAGTTCTTCGTCGGAATCACCTTTGATGAGATCCTGATAGTCTTCGGGAATCCCATGCTTTGCAATGACCGTTAGGCGATTGCGTTCACGCTCCAACTCTTGAAGCTGTCGCTCAGCTTGTTCGGCCCGTTCTGTTGCTTTCTGGATCTCAGTTTTCTTTGACTCTTCGATCTCAGAAAGCTTGTCAGCAGCAGCCTTGTTGGATTTGGCTCGTGCCTCCCACTTCCGGGCTTCCGCTTGCCAGTCAGTCTCCTGTGCAGGAGCATTCTCGGGTTGCGGCGCTTCAGGGGTAGGAGTAACTTCTGCCTCTGGTGTTTCACTCATTTTCTTTGTTCCTTTCCCGTGCGGGATCGTCTCTACCTTCAAACCGTGCGGCTATCCGGCAGACAGGATTGTGATATAGAAAAGACGCCCCACCCGTGCGGGTAGTAGCGCCTAAAATTGGATAAAACTGTTATTCGATGACTGCATCATTGAGCAGGTCAGGGTTTTGCCGTCGCATCTGCGCCAGAATGTCTTCAGCAGACCCATTCGAAGCGTGTGCAGCGCGCTGGTAGATCTCATAGAGCTCGTCAGGGTCGTGACCTTCGGGCCAGTCGTCTTCTGAACGAATAGGGCTAACGATGCACCGGCAGTTCCCGTGTGACTTCTTCGCATCATTCTGTGTCCCATAGACTGCGCCTCGTGAAGCGAGCATGAGGCAGAATGCACAGGTTTTGCGCCCCGCTGGGATACGAGCCCAGTTGAGGTCATTACGTGCTGACGATAGGACGATGGTTTCGCGGCCCTGTTCTTTGATCCACTTGTCAACCTTGATGGCAAGGGAGTTCGTGACCAGTTCAGGTTGAGCGGTCCACAGGTGCCCCGCAGAGTAGCGCACGCCGCGCTCTAACGCTTCCCTGGGCAACGGCCCGGCAAGGGCCACCTGAGCGCCCACAGTGGCCTCAAACCACTCAGCGGATACCGTGGCAGCAACGCTTCCGTACTCATCCACCAGAGCTGGAATGAACTCAAGTAGCGTGCTACGCACAACTTCGGGGGTCTGATTTCGGATAGTCGAATAGAAGTCAGCTAACTCCGCTTGCACTAACCGGGTCAGTTCAGTTTGCGCGGTCCTCAGAACCTCAACTTCAGCCCTGGTCGGCATCAAGATCAGCCTCAACCGTGTTCACTGTATCCCCGGCATCATTCCGCCCAGCAGCGTTGAGTAGAGCCTGCAATGCGCCACTGGCACCCTTCCTGCGTTGCTCGTCACGGAACCGGGCAATCTGCTCACGAGTCAACCCGGCAGACTCTAAGCCGACCTCGGACTCAGCGAACCCAGGGATAACCGCAGCACGCTTCGTAAACGCATCTGCCGAAGCTGTCGGGGAAGTCATTGAAGGATCAGTAAACATGGCCGACAACCGACGTATCTCATCTGTAGGAGCAGGCAGCCCATCACGTAACTGGACCGCCATCCGCACAGCTTTCGCGGCCCCAAAACCTAGCGTCTTATTGAACTTTCGTGCATCAATAATCAAATCTTCTTTGGCCGCATAGATCGCTTCAGCAGACGACGGGTTATCTTGCACCACACCGAGCGAAGAAACTGATAGCCCTTGGTCCCCAGCGAATAGTGTTGCCCACATCCGTAAATGGTCAGTATGTGGTTGCGGTGAAGCGCCGTCGAAACGTTTCACATCAGGAATGTCGCCGGTGTCTTTGTTCTCAGTCATCCCGAAAACACGACCCATAACAGCTTTCCACCGGTCATTGCCCACAACAGATTTAGCAGACGCCCCCATGATCCAGTACTGAGGCCCAGCGAAACCTTCAGCTTGGACTTCAGAACGAACAATGGTCCGTAATGCCGCATCCGTGTAATACATAGCAGACCGGGTGATACGAGACTTCCCAAATGGACGCTTCAAATCAGGATTATGCACCAACGGGGCAACGCTGACCTCGTTCAACGGGTTTGGACGAGAATCAACAAACACCCGATTATTCACAATCCGCAGTGTGACCGTTTTCTCCGGCAAGTACATGACCAGCTCAGTTGGACGATTCACTTCGTCAACGTCAACGATGGACAAGAACCCGCTCACGGAACGACGGCGGTTATCCCAGAGCCCAGCCGAGGCATCCGCAGCACGCGGCAAAATCAGCACTTCTGGCTCACCAGCAGCAACATCCCCGTGAGAAACCGTCAAGAACGAACACGCATGAACAGCAGCAGACTGAGCAGCCTGGGGGAACTCCGCATAAAAGTTATTATCAGCAAGGATACCTTCAATATCAAACGGGTCATCAGTCATCCCAGGAGCAATAAACCCTTCAAGGTTTGACCGATCCACCAGTGCGGAAACACCTTTAGCAGGCCACTCCAACGTCTGATC